TAAATCAGATAATTCTACAATCATAGGTCTAGGGGCAGTATGTGGTCTAAAAGAAAAGAACCTCATATTTTTTGTCTGAATCAACTGTCCTGCTGATGTATTAATATCATCCATAACAGTATCACCATCTTTGTCCATACCTACAGCTAGGTAAAACTCTTTTGTGGCTTTAGAGCCATCTAAGGATTCATGTGTATTTGCATCAAACACACCAATTTGTCCTATAGCTAAAGTTCCAACATTTGCTCCAGCAGGGAGAACAGCTTGGTCTCCTTTGGTAACTAAGATTTGGAACACATCATTGTTTCTACTCATAATTTTTATTTTAAATTGTTAAGACCAAGTTTATTTAACTTAATCTGGTAATCTGGCATTTGTATTTCACCAGTAATTAATAAAACTGCAATATCCACTATTTCTCTATGTGTATGTTCTGGGAGTTCACAATTCACAGAACCAGTTAAGAGAGTACCTGAAGGTAATCTATACTGCCCACCTCTAAAATCCTTTGCATTGTGGATATAAGTTAATTTTTTCAAATAACTAAGGCAAAAGGATGTTATACTAAAGGTATTATCAGTATATAATTTTACACCATTTTTATTAAAAACTCCATTCACAGTCCTCCATTCAAAACTAGATTTATCAAAAGGACTATTTTCAAATTCATCATCATGTTGTCTAGGATAAAACCTAGCTCTGACATCTTTACAACTTCCTTTATCCATTAGTACATCAGCTTTTATAAAATGCCAATAATCACTAGGTAAAGTTACATTGTCTCCTACAACTGCAATACAAGCTGAAGGGTCAGTATCAGGTGTTACAACCAATGGTCTAATATCATCAATACTTCTTTGAGATGTTTCAAACCCTAAATTATCTTTTAGTCTAGGGTTTGCTACTATCTTAACAAACAATTCTGCTCCCTCATTAAGTTTCCAATCAATTTCAGGAATTAGTAAATTTTTATATTGTTGAGTGTCAATTTTATTTAATTTCATCTTGACATCATAATGCATCTCTTCTATTGTCATAATTAATCAGTTACTGCTGACATTAATCTCAGCTTTAAGTCTTGGTTTTCATCACTTTTTAAATACTTAATAACATCAAAAACATCTCCTCCTAGAACTGAATCATGGTAAAAGATTTTGTGTCCTTCTTTTCTAAGAATACTTTTTTGTAAACATTCAAGAACCATAGAGTGTAAACTAACTTCAGTATCATCCATTTGAATATATCTTAATACATCCTTAGAATTTTTCTCAAGTAACTTATCTAATTCAACTTCTACAAGTCCATCAGATTTTCCTCTAATATTTTTTCCTCCTATAATCATTATCAATTGAATTTTCTTATCTCTTGATATTTTTGTTGATTCTACAATTGCTTTCTTCTTGATAGCAATTTTTGTAGCTTTTAATTCAACTTCTTCAGTTTCATCAATCATTACATGAGTTGCTTCAGGATATAAACCTTGTTCATATTCAGCTTGAGAGTTTGCTATAAACTTACTAGCTTTCATATTTTTTATTTTAATAAAATCTAACCCTTTAGTTGTGTCAAAAAACATTGTAGCATTTAACATTTTAAAGGTAGATGTTGAGCTATCCCAAAATGGGTGAGCTTTTTCAGGATTAAAATTAGGACTTAAATCATAATTAATATTATGTTTATTTTTTAACATATCTATGTCTTCCTCTGTTAATCCTGTGTCATACAACATTGTATCACTATTTACTAAAACTTGAAACTTTTTTGGTCTAGTGAAATTATCTTTCCCAGTTTTACCATGCCACTTCTTTTTGTCTATTGGTCTTACTTCTATTTTCATTATATCTTTATTATTTAATTTTTTCTTTATAAAACTTAAAAAGAATTAAGGAGGTTTTTACACCTCCTTTATCCTTATATATTTCTTAGTTATTTCTTGATAGAATTAACTCTCCACATTTAGTAATATCATGGATGTGTACACCACATGATTTCCCAACATGCATTTCATAGTAATCTCCAGCATGAGCAGAAGAACCACCTTTCTTTGGTCCATAAGGTCCAACTGTACCTTCAATGTAAGTGAATGATTCAGAATCTTTCTTTTTCATTAACTTAATGTTAGAAGATTTAGAAGTTTCTCCAGAGAAGTCCAAGAATGTAATTCTTTGAGACTCTACAGGATAACCTGATACTTCATCAATTTCAAAGTTGATTTCTCTATCATCATACAATGGATTGTGGATTAACTCAAGAGTTGCCCCATTTGCCATATTGTACTTCACATATTGATAACCAGCTTCTAAACCATTAGAGTGCATATCAGATTGTACTTTATTAGTATAAACTTCTACATTCTTAATGAATCCAGATTTGTTCATCCAATCTTCAATTGCTCTATGGAAAATTAACATACCATATTCCCCAGTATAACCTTTGATTTTTCTACCTTTTCCTGGTTTAGTTCTTGAATAGAAAATGTCCATTAAGTACTCTTCAATCATCTTTGCAGACAAGTGAGTATATCTGTGAATATGAGAATCTTCCAATTGCTCTTGTACTCCTGGTCCAGACCTTACTGGTCTTCCATTTGCACCTATCACAGTATCAGCACTTCTTGTGTACCAAACACCTCTTTCAAGTTCTCTGTACCATTGTTGCCAGTACTCTACTTCAGCATATTTCATCCATGAATCATGGTAACCACCTTTTGAATCAGGAATCTTGACAGCTAACACTTCTTGTGCAGCATAATCAGTAATCTTATACTTCTTTCTGAATTTAGACATCTTGTTGCTCAATGCAATAGGTGTACTAAATTGAGTAGAACCTGACTGTTCAGCAGCTTCTTCATAAAGAGAGAATAACTTACTCCATTGTGTACCTGGTTTCAAGTACTTAACTGGAATAAATGCTTGAGCATCATCAGTTACCATTCTAACTGTATATACCCATCCATCTCCATGTCTTTGAACTTCATCAGTAATCCTAACTTGGAATCTCTTATTAGAAGTTCCAGGACTTAATACATCCCCAGGAACATACCAATTTTCATCCAATTTAAGTTTTAAAGTTCTCTTGAACTTTCCAGGAGTAGTATTTGAAACAGGTTCAACATTTTCCATAACCACAAGTGGTCTAGTGTTTGCACCTTTCAAATCCCATTCCCATGAGGTAGAAGTGATAGTTTCTTCTGTTGCTTTATTCCCCATTAACATTGATAACAAAGGGTTATCAGAGTAATAGTTTTCAGCAGAGAATAATTTATCCATCTGTCCCATCAGTTTGTGTGGTTTTGCAATAAGAGCTGCCCCTAAGTGAGATTGCTCTGTCATGTTTGCATTCCACTCCATTTCTTTAGTAATTAATTTACTTCCAAGTGTTGCCATAATTGTTTATTTTTTATTATTTAATTTATTAAAAGAAATCAGCTAAACTTTCTTTTTTGTTTTTTTGTGAACTACCTGTTGCTGATTTTGGTGTAATTGTCTTACCTCTTCTGATGTCCTCTTTAACCTTCTTAGCTACCTTTGTTGTTGCTTCAGTTTTGATACTTTCAAAATTGAAATCATCTTTTATTAATTTTGCAATCAATATTCTTTTATTTTCATCTTTTAATGCTGAATATAAATCTGTTTCCATTTGTGTAGCATAAGTACCATTACTCATTTTCACAGTTTTATCAGACATATAAGTAGGTAAAGTTTTCTTATCATCTTTAGACAATTTGATACCATTAACCTCTTCAGTTTCTTTTAGCATAACAGTTAAGTTATTTTTAAACTTTCTTCTGTTAGCTTTATCAGCTTTTACTTTTTCTTCATTTGCTTTGAACATGGCTGTTTTATTCAATTCATCTTGAGCTTTCCATTTTTCAAAATGTTTATCAGCCATTACATCCAATTTTCCTGAATCTTTTAAAAATTCTATTTGTGTAGCAATATCTTCATCATCATAACCAGCAGTTTTTAGCTGGTCTTTAACTACTAATTCTTTATTAGCATCTACACTCATATCCATATCAGCACTAATTCCTGTAGTACTAGTACTTGAGACTTTATTAAAGAACTCACTTACATCTCCTCCATTCATAGCAAACTTATTAAGTTCTTTTACTACATCTGGAAGTTCTTCAAATAGTCCAGTTAATCTGTCTTTAATTTTTTCATCTATTGAATCTTCTAAAATTTCTTCAGCTAGTTCAGATGTCATTTCAGTTCCTTCTTCTAGTTCATAATCTATAAGACCTTTATCTTTTAAATATTGAACTGTAGATACTGAAGTTTCTGATGTAACTTTTTCTCCTTCATCTGAAGTTGAAGCATCCCCTGATTCATTATCATCTTCTTCCTCTTCACTTTCTTCTTCTGTTTCTTCAAAACTAAAAGTTACTTCTTCTTTAGGGTTATCATTACTTTCATCCCCTTTATCTTCTCCTCCTTTATCTTCTATATCATCATTTTCAATCTCTTCAACTACTGTTGTAGTTTCTTCAGCTTCTCCAAAGAAGGCATCTTCTGTTGAAGGTGCATCCCATTCAAATGTTTCTTCTGTATTGTTATTTTCTGTACTCATATTGCAAATTTAAGATTATATATTAATTTATTCAAGTTAAAACTTAATTTTTGTAAAGTTGTGTGTAATAGCTTTTTTATGATTTTGCTGTTTTATCAGCTTTAGAAGATGCTATTTTCTTCTCTTCTATCTTTACTTTATCTTTATGTTCAATTTTAGATTGTTCAAATTTATCCCTTTCTAATTGATTCTTATCTCTTTGTATCTCAGCATTTACTCCATCTCTAGCAATCTCTATGAAATCATTCACTCCATCATTGTCTTTATCCATGTCAGGATTGAAAGATGCTCCCATTATAGAAGATTGTACTACAACAGTTTTCCTTCTCTCTTCTTCTTTAAGGACTACTAACTCTTTTGCTTCTTCATGTTCTTCTCTAGCTCTTTGTCTCTTCTTTTCCTCTTCAGCAGCTTGAGCATCAAGTGCAGCTTTTTGTGCTTGTATATCTTGTTCTTTTCTGTCTTTTTCAGCAGCTTTTAAAGTTTCTTCAGCTTCAACTATTCCTTCTTGTCTTAATAATGAAGCAATATCTGAAAGTTCTGCTTTTTGATTTTGCATTGCAGCATGACCAAGTTGTTTTATAGCATCTAAAGCTTCTTGTGCTTTAGAAGAGTTAGATACAAATATTCCTATAGTACTTGCATCTAGTAAACCTATATCCATATTAATTACTTTCCTAGACATATCATCTAGTACATAATGTAATTTTTTAGGTTTGTTTTGTGCATAAGCAATTTTTGCTGATTCTATTAAAGCTTGTAGAACATTTCTTTTTACATTATTATGTAGTTCAAAATATGGTTCTAATATATGAGAAGTTTGAATTAAATTTTGTCTATTGTTTCCTACAGATTCTGATGCACTTGCTTGACCTTCTACAGCTTCAGTAATTCCTACTGATGCTCCAGCTTGTCTTTTTAAGTATTCAGCAAATTCTACATATTTCCCAATATCAGATGCTAATGATAAATCAATGGTCTTAGCCATTGTGTTTACATCATTATACTCCATTCCTTCTTCATTTGAATCATACCACATAAATGGTGAGCTTTCAAAAAAGTATTGCCATTTTTCTAAATCAATTCCTGCACTATCAGGAATAGCATTTATATTCATCATTACTTTCTTTCCTTTATCTGATGCTATAAGTAACTCAATTCTATACATAACAATGTTATAATAGTATTGGTAAACTTTTAGTCTATCCATTAAGGAAGTAGGCAATGAGTTCATATTATCACAGATTGCTCCATAATAAGGTAATTTGCAATGATATAAATTATCTAGGTCTTTGAATTGCCCAGGAACAGGTCTCATGTTTACATATATATCTGAATTAATCTTCCAAGTCTCATAAACTTCAGGAATCCATTCTTCTTCAATTTCTACGTCTCCTGCATCAGGATTCAATTCATATTTTTCATTAACTATAGTAGTTTGTTCATCTCCATTATCATCTAAGAAAGTTAAGAATTTTAATTTTCTTAATGACTTCCAAACACAATGTAAAACTCTTACAGTATTATTTTCTTCTTCTACATAAGTTCCAAAATTAAACTCACTATTAGTTGCTCTAACTTGAGTGTACTGAGCATAGTCAGAATATATTTTATCAATTTCTGTATTAGTTAATTCATCTCCTAAATATCCTATTACTTGTGAAGGTGTCATTCTATATTCACAACTTGCAGATTCTGCATCTTCTACAAAATTTGTATCAGTATTTACATTACAGTTAAACCTCATAGAATTTACATTCCACACTTCAGGCTCTCCATTCAAAATACCTACATACATTATCTCTTTTGCAGACAAATTCATGTGTTTAAATGCTGTGTTAAATTTTGTTTTAACATCACATTTCTTTATTAAATATTCAAGTAACTGGTGGTGTAATACCTCAGCAGGGTCTTGATGTTCCCTTTCCATATATTTCTTAACTGCATCAGGAGTTGCAGCTTTAGTTTCTTGTGCTACTTTTTGTTGTATTTTTTGAACTTCTTCTTCACTTAATTTTTTTCCTTCAGGAGTTTGATATTTAACTTCAATATCTTGTCTAATAGGTCTCATTATTTCAGAAATAACAAAATCTCTAATCTTCCCAAATTCAGCTTGTTCTCTTCTAGTTGTAGCTTCAGGATTAGTTGCAACTACTTTCCAAGAGAAAGGTCTTTTCATTTCCATACCTAGAATAGCTTTAATCTTTCCAGATGAAATATCTCTGTTGACCATTGATGCAGGAAGTTCTCCTACTCCATCACCTTGAGGATTACAAACATAACTAAAATCTTTTAGGTTAAGAATATTATTAAATAAGTCATAATTGACTTTCATTCTTTTATGTTCAGAGACTTCTCCCTGCCCACTACTTAATAGATTACCATGAGAATTATCTAATTCATCAGCTCTATCTCTATACCATTGTTTGTTCTTAGCATTTTTTTGGGAGATGCTAAGTCTTTGATTTTGTATTTTTGTTTTCTCCATAGTTGATATATTTAGCAAATATACAAAAATTAATTCTTTTTGTACATTTTATCTATCATGTTTACTAAATCTTTTATTTTTTTATTTTCATCTTTCTCTTTGTATTCTTTTCCAAGAGCATCTTCTTGTACTTGAAACATACACATGAATAGGGATGAGACTAAATCAAAGTTACCTTTTCTACTATAAAATATTAATTCTTCTAATAGTCTAATAGAATAGATTCTATCTATAACTCTAATTGCTCCTCCATTTTCATCATAATCTAATACAGTTAATAACCATTCTTTTACATATCTTTCTCCTGCATCTTTTAATTGTAAGTTCATGTGGCAACCATATATCCTAGCTACTTTAGATTTTTTAATATTTTTACTAATTACTGTATCAGGTTGAGAAGCAAGAAGGTGTAACTTTTTTATTCTTCTAAAATAATTCTTTACCCCTGTTACTTCATTTTCATGCATTATCTGTGCATTATATAATTCAGCTAACATTTCTGCTACTCTATCTATAGCATCTGCTGATTCCAATCTTCCTACATATTCTGCTACTAATATACTGTGATAAACTGTACCAATATGTACTCCTTTATATACACAAATTGCTGCCAAAGAAGTACCTTCATCTTGTCTAATAGGGTCATATCCTATTTTATATAAACCTCTAGGTGCATTATATACTGGGTACTCATATATCATAGGTACACCCCTTTTATCTTTAGGCATAGTATTAAGACTAATAATAGGTGTAGCTTTACCATTTAATAGTGGTTTTGCTGTAACTTTACCTTCTACATAATTTAACTCTACAGGTGTTCCTTTTGTATTCTGCCAATCATTAGCTTTTACTTTAGCTAATTGTGCTTTTAATTCTACTACAGGAAAGTTATTTACTGATACTCCAGCAAATGCTTCTCCTGGACCAAGAGGTTTCTCTTGCATTCTTCTTTGTATTTCAGAAGAACTTGCACCATTTTTTATTAATTCTTTTCTTGTTGATAGCTCTAGTTGTTTAGCAGCTTCTCTATCTGAGTTACCTTGCTTATCATAATAACCCTCCATATTCCAGTTGATAGGGTGGAAAAATCCACATTGAGTTTCACTCATCCCCTCATCCCAAATATTATCAAATGGTAATAAATCAAAAGCTTGTGGTCTTGAGTGCATGTCAGCATAATCTGCTGTACCTCCTTCCATATCTCCTGATGTACCAAATATAGTAATCATTCCAGTTTTAATTGCTCCTGCCTTTACACAATCTTCTGAAGCTGAATATAAATCTTTTAAAAGTCCTGGAGTACCAAATGCTCCTGATTCTTCAATATAAATATCTTCTGCATCTTTCCCCCTGTTGGCATCTGCATTATCTTTACAAGTAGTTGCTAATATTTCTGATTTAAATCCTTCTTCAATTCTAATTCCATTTTTATAAATAAGATAAGAAGACTTTATATGGTCAGTTTTATTTACAACATCTGATGGCATTGCAAATGCAGTATTCATATTAATAAAGTTAATATAATCTACTGACATTGAGAATAACCCTTTAGGGTATAGATATTTTTTCTCATAAGCATTAAATATTGTCAATGACCTTGGTTTAGTAAAAAAGTTATTTGCAGCAACTGATGCTGACTTATAAGAATATCCTTTTCTTCTTGATTTACCTACAATTAAATTAAAACCTCCTTTAAGGAAATCTACTTTAATTTTTACTTCTAAATGTAACCCTTCAAATAATTTTTTTAATTCTACAGCTTGAGCCATAGATTCTAATTCTATTACAGCTTCTTTGACTTCATCATCATCTACAGAAGCTTCTAAAATTCCTTTTTTTGCAATTTCTCTACACCAAAAATAATTATAATCTCCATCCCAGAAATCTGGGAAGCTATTAATTTTCCTAGTAATTTTTGCAGTAGTGTCTTCTACTTTTTGTATAGGACAATAATTTAAATAGAAATAATGGTCTCCTGTTATTTTTGCTCCTCCTACAGTATGACCATTCATACATCTTCTTCTTTCTTCTTTCCAATAGTCAAACCAATTGGGGGACTCCCAAGGGTCTCCACAGTAGTAACCATGTTTTATAAATTGTAGAGCAGGTTCTCTGAAACATTGGGTGTTAATCCAAGTTCCATCAGGATTCCTTATTGATTCTACTTTTCCATCTAAATAATCTTCCATAATTTATTTTAAACTGTCAGGGTGTGCAAAAGGAGAAATAACTTTATTTGCTCTACTTTTTGTTTCTTCAAATAACTCTTCTTCTACTTTCTTTTCTAGTCCTTTAATATTAGCTAATACTTTCTCAGTATCTGTTAAAGCATTTGTTATATCTCTAGGTTTATATACTGGGTTTCCAGTTTTAAAATTTCTTTCAGATAAATCAACTCCTTCAAAGAATTGTTGCATGTTTTCTGTTGCTTTTTTTGCAGCAATATAATAATTGTAAGTAGTAGAAGCTTCTTTTTGAAACTTATCTATAGATTTAATAGCTTCTATAATTAGTTCATCAGCTTCCCAATCATCTCTAGTAATAACTGCTTCTACAATTACTTCATGTTTTCTTTCTTCAGGGTACTGTCTATAAGGGTTTGTTTTCTTCATAGAACTCATAAATTCTATATAAGAAAAATCTTCTATTGCAAATTGTTTACCTTTAGACTTATCTCTTTCCCAAATGTCTTTAAAGGGAGAAAGAAGTAAAGTTTCTGTATGAGGTATAACTGCTTTGTTTTCTACTTGAAATAAATATGACATATTTTAATTTTTTATTGAGGGGGCAATATTAAGATATAAAAAACTATAACTTTTATCAAATATTTTTTTTGATAGTTTTAATTTATTTTTTAATTCTTTTCTTATTTGCTTATCCCATTCATCATGTTGTTTTTGAGATACAGCAAAATCTTTATAAAATCTTGCTGTTTCTCCAGGTAAAAATACTCCATTTTCTTTTTTATAATTTTTCTCTTCTTCTTTAAGTGTAGTATTATGATATTTTTTTAACCAAGTATCTACAAGTAAAGTTTCTGATATATCTTTCTTTTTTACTTTATCTAAATACATTTAAATTCCTTCTTTATATAATTTTTCCATGACTTCAACTATAGCATCAACTATTAAGCTAAGATAGTTTTCATCCCACAAATTTGCATAATCTTTTGAAGAATCCATAAATCCACATTCTAATAAGAATGCTCTACCTATAAATTTTCTAAGTACATAGAAGTTTGATTCTTTATCTCTATCTCCATCAGAGTAATCAAATCTCATTTTTTGTTCTGTCATTCTTAACTCTATATTAGCTAAGAACATTTCAGCTATTGCATCAGACTTTGTAGTACCTTTAGTAGTAAATCCTTCTACTCCAACTCCTCCTCCTGCATTTGCATGAGCAGAAAATAAATATGTACTTCTATCTTTTCCATATATTTTATTTGCTCTGTTCATTCTAACAACAAGAGAAACATCTTCTAGTTCAGGTGATACATGGTAATAAGGTATATCTAATCTATTAAGTTTTTCAATTATTCTATTAATTACCCATCTGTTAAACATTCCTTCAAAAAGAACTCCTCTGCTCCATTTTGGACTTCTTTTTCCTGGAGTCTGATATATATTATTTATCATTCCTCCATGTCCATTGTCAAGTATTGGTACTAATTTAGTTGCCATATTAATTAATTATTTTTGATTTAAAGGTCAATACATCTTTTGTACCATCCATATATCCTACTGAAATTGATTTTCTTGAGTTATACCATCCTTGTGTTTTTAAATGCTGAGGTACAGCTTTTGGTGTAAATGCTACACTCAATTCTCTCTTCTCTTTACTGTATGTAGGTACACTACATCCACAAGAAGAACTCAATGTTTTAATTTGAGGTAATTCTGTAGTAGTTTTAAAAGTAATAGTAGTTTTTACTCCTACTTTTAAATCTTCTGTTTCTATATCTTTATTTATCCAACTCATAATTTTACAAATTTATTATTTTCTATTGTCCATAAAATTCCTTTTATTCCTAAAAAAGGTTTTAAATCAGTATTTAAGAACTGCCAATCTTTTTTATTTAGCATCTTTGGATAACAAAATCCATCACATGCTTTATTAGCCATTTGTAGTGCAGTCGTTCTACACCCACATTCTTTACATGAACCATCATTGTAACATTGTTTGTCCATGCTATTTATCCTAGCTTGTATTTGAAAGTATATATGATTTCTCATAAACCACACTAACTTAGGATTATAATACAAGTAGTATCTAATATTACCTGTAATGTAAGCTCTTATTTTATTTATCATAGTTTTCTGTTTTTATTGTTTTTGCTTGACAAATAGTAATTTCTTTTTGACACCAAACATTTGCCATACATAATCCTTGTACATCAATATAGTACCAAACTCCACCAACTCTTTTTCTATACCATTTATATTTTGATAATCTATATTGTAAATGAAATAAATCTATAATTTTATTTATCATTTTTATCTAAAAATTTTTCTAACATCTCTTTTAATTTAAAAAACTGCTTCGGGTCTATTTTATGCATCTTAAATCTTTTCTTTAGATTCTCTAACATATTCTTTGCTCTCTTTGGATAGACCTGTAATGTACCAAAGTATTTTAATCTAATGGTAGGTAATTCTCCAGACTCCATTTCTCTTTTAGTGTACCTCCAAGGATTTTGACATATATCCTTAAACTGTTCTAATGTAAGGTCAGGATAATATTCTTTTTGTTCTAAATAGAAATCAGTAAGTAACTCAGGATTCTTTAATATCATTAGTGTATGCTTTGGTGTTGAAATTTTTCTTCTTTCATTTCTTTGAAAGTAACTTTTACTCCAGTTTCTAAATTAATTTTAATATATATCTCTGAAGCTACTTCTATTTTATTTCTAATTTTAAATTTATCTTTTGGTACATCTAAATAATAAGAATCCATAATACTTTTCATTAATCTGGAAATTAATAATAAATCCCACTCACATAAATTCTCAATTATTATTTCTTTAGTATTAAGATGATTTTCCCAAATTAAAAAAAATTCTTTAAATTCTTCTATACTTGTATGTGTATTGAAAAATTTTCCAAAATTATAACTTATACTTTGAGTTTTATCTATTACATATTTATTCATTTCTTCATAATTTTAAATCTATAACCTTGCCCATCATCTTCAGGAAGTAAATGTTCTTTTATAGTAATTTTTTTTGTTATTTCACTCTTTGTCAAACAACCTTTATTAATCAATGCTTTCAAATAGTTACTTAAACCTCCAGGTTGTAAACCTAGCTGTGCCATAACTTTCTTTCTAATAACAGGATTAAATCTATCATCTTCTATCAACTTTGGGTCTGCTCCCATAAATGCAGCAAGTACTTCAATTTCTTTAGGTACAAGATGATTTGGTAACATACTATTAATTATAGAAAGATGTTTCTTATAGTAATCCTCATGGGACAACTTTTCAGATTTTTGTATTATTTTCATCAGTTCTTATATTTTTCTATTTTTGCTCCAATATATTCTTTATTATTCATCCATTTTAATAATGAATATCCTCTTAATTGGTTTTTAGGAATTTTGTAATAAGACCTATCTCTAATATAAGATTTTTTTACAGTACCTCCTATGTCATAAAACTCTCCTTCTACTTTTGTAATACAATGATTGTCTAAATCAGACCAGTAAGCTATTGCTTCAGGGTATATAGTTTTTAATATTTTATATAATCTAAAACATGAACCTTCTGTAAATATCTTGAACTGTATGTCAGCAGAATCTCTTAACTCTTTTAAAAATGTTTTAATCATAGTATTTAATTTATTTCTGAAACAAAGTTAAGAAATAAATTAATAATAACAACTAATTACAGATAAATAAATAAAAAAATATTTCATACCTCTAAAGGTTAAATATATTAGGATGTTGAAAACTTTATCAGATATTTTGAAAAAACCCTTGACTTTCTCAAATATTTCTTGTAACTTTGTACTAGGTAGTTCACCTACTAACCTAAAAGGTTATAGATACACTCCCAAAAACATAAATATAATGGGGAAAAGAATGTAGTTTTCTTTTTGGTTCTTTTTCTTTTAGCAATTTACTGTTTTATACCACACCCAATTTACTTCTAAAATGTAGCATATATCATGCAATACACCCAAAAAAAGGGGTTATTGCAGCATATATCATGCATTTTGTAAACTTATATACTTACTTATGTCAAGTATTGTAAACAGTTTAGTTGACATTTTATGTGAAAAAAAAATTTGTGGTGAAAAATTTTTTTGAGAAATTATAAGAGTGTGGACCTCTCTTGACAAAACCCCCACTAATTATTGCAGGTAAAACTACCCCCTGCCTTAACTCAGAAAACATTTAAATCCACCAGCAATGAATAATAAAACTAAAACCAATCTACTTGTAATATTCTTATCAATGTTGCTACTGTCTTTCATTCTTATGTACTCAATGATGTATTCTATCTATCAGTTAGATGCTACAGCTACTGACTATGTATCAATCAAAGAAACAATGACTAATCAACTTGGTATCATTCTATGGTTACTATTAACCTCTTTAGGTTTAACACTAACTACAGTATATATCCCTGTCAATGACTAATCACTATATTACCAGACTTCAATTAGCTCTGGTAATATTCTTAGTGGTGTTACCTATCTCAAAACCCTCACTAATTACTGGCATAAGCCACAAAATCCATAATAAACAAAACAATGGAAGATAATAAAACATTCAAAGCAACAATTAAAGGAGATGCTTCTCCAACATTCTCAAAGTCTAATGGTGGTAGCTATGTGCTACACAATGCTGAGGTTACCTCTGAAGGTCCTCTGAAAGGCATGATAGTGGCTGGAACAAGAACATTGAAAAATGCTTCTGGAGATGCTAAGAAACCTGTATCAGTTGGAGATGAAGTAACTTTGCACTTGCAAATTGTTACCAATGCTGAAGGTTCAAAGAAACCATTCTTTGAAATTGCTACTGGTGCAATGAGTACTGCTGATGCAGATATTATTGCTGCACTTGGACTGCAAAACTTGTAATAGTCTCAGAAAACATAATGAATACCAAGGCAATAGCTTTGGTATTTGTTTTGGAAACAGACCTTTCTCAAGACCCTCACTAATGTTTGCTCATTATAAGACATACTAATGACTTTTTTTATTAAAGGTTATTTAGGATATTAAGAGCATGTAAAGTTGTTGTCAAGCTACAGTACCATCTAACCATTCAGAATAAAGTTTATTTTGGTTGGTTTTCTTTATTCTTAATGATTATTACTTCAAGAGTAATGGTTTTTAGGCTTCCATTCCTTGTGTTAAACAAGTAAACATCATCCTAGTCCTTGAAGATTAGACATTTATCCTATTAATGGTAGATGAAAGTGATAATTATAGAATGGTTAGGAAGTGTGCTGTAGCACAACATCAACAACATTTAAGACATTTATAAAACCTAAAATTAACCAACAATGAACAATAATAGCCAAATATTAAAAGACTTAGAACAAAGAAGAGAAGAATTGATAGCAAGATATATAGGAGTATATGACAAACCAATGTCATATTACAACAGTTTATCAGTATTAGATAAAAAGATAGATGACATTAATAATAACAACCAATAAAAACCTAAACCAATGAGAACTTTTAAAATACCTAGAATATTCATCACATTAATACTACATAGTTTAAAATACTATCCTGGTAAGAAAATACATGATATAGGACTACCAGATGGAGATGGAACAAACTTCAAATACACATCAAGTAGAAGTAAAATTAAATATTTATATTTAAGAACACCATTAGCAATGATGACTAACTATTTCTTAATGAGATACCTAAAAAGACAAACAGGTATTGATTTCAGAAGTAGTATTAACACTAAATGTTTACCATTAAACTTCTATAACTCTGGAGATTCAATCTTAATACACAGAGATAGAAATATGCATACAGGAGAACCAATTAAGTATGTATTAATAATCACACTTAAACAAGAAGGTAGTGCATTATTTAAATTGTATTCTAATGTAGATGTATCTAACTCAGGTAAAACTGTAGATATTGAAGATGCTAAAATAGATGCAATAAGAACAAAACAAGGTACAGCATTATGGTTTGATAATACTGACACAGCACATGATTTAACAGTCATAGATGGTGAAAGAATATCATTAACCTATAGAAGTAAATAACATATTAAAAGTATAAGGTGGCTGTAGTAAAGGGTTCATTACCAAATTCCTATATGGATGGAGCTTACATCAAAGTCCCAATTTCCCTTATACTTTTATAACATACTAATTAAGCTAGTTTATTATGAACAGCCACATAAACCTAAACCTTAGTAATATTTGGTTTAGCATGAAAGAGGTGAGATGCCTTTTATGATAGAGGTGGACCAATAAAGGTTATAAATCCAACAAAAACAAAAACATAATACACATAATTAAGTAAAAGAGTTAGACACTTATTACTATGATATGACCCAGGTGTATTGTGCAACAAACTGGTTGATGACTTAATAGTTAAGTAAACGGAGTGCTAGGGTGGGAAGCCTTTAACTATTATTTTATTGTCTCTTCGTCTAATTGGCAGGACACCAGCTTTTGGTGCTGGGAATTGAGGTTCGACCCCTTGAGAGACAACAATTATTATACTAATCAAGTAGTTTAATTAACTAGATAATCACTACAGTTGACAGTAATTCTGTTCCCTTTAATTAGGTGGACTGCTATTTATAGTAGAATACTAGAGTGATGCTTGATTAGTAAAATAACTTATATTAATAGCCAAAAAACAAAAACCATGCATTTATTAAAACTAATACTGAAAAGTAAACTTAAAAGACTTTACATAAGAATACAAACTTATGATAATTATAATTGTGGACATGCAATGCAATTAATGGTAGATACTTCATACTTTAACTTATGTAAAAAGTTTAATAAAGTAGCAGATAAACTATCAAAGATAGACAAAGATTGTCCATCATTTAGATACAATTTAAATCCTTAACTTATAGAATGTATGGTTTTAAAATCCTACTAATACAACTAGCGAACTAATATAAGTTAAACTAAAAAATATAATACTATTATGGCAACAGTATATAAAGTAGAACTAGAAGTAGTGAGTGATTGGGTAGATTTATCTACAGAAGAAATCAAAGAAATGATTGAAACTAAAATAGAGAAAGGTAATGACTCTGTAGGCAATCCTCATAAACTAAGAACTGATGATATAAAAGTAATCAGAAAATAATAATCAACTAAAAACCTAACAATTATGATGTTTCTAAAAAAAGAAGAATTAAAAAATCCAATAGGTTATCCTGTTGGTAGTGAGCCACAAAACTTACTAAGAGCAATAGATGTATATGCAGGTGTAATACTAGAAGTTGTTAAACCAGGAGAAATAGTTAATCTATTTTGTAGAGGTTCAAGTGGAGCTATTATAGCAGGAATGTTATCTATTAAATTAGCTAATGTATTAACTATCTATATTAAACATGTTAAGAAAGATGGGGAAAACTCTCATAGTATGGGAATGTTTTTCAAACCTAATCATATTAATATAATAGTAGATGATTTTGTATCAAGTGGGCAAACTATAGATGCTATTTATGAAAAGATATTCAGTATTCAAAAAAATGCTAGAATAAGATTATTATTAGTATCTGGAGTAATAAGTTGTCTTACTGTTAATGAAGCATATATAAACAAAACAATGTTTGTAGCAGCAGAAGCAATAGATGAGGATTATTTTAACTTACAAAAAGAATTAGCACCATGAAAAACAGATTAATGTCATACTATGTATGCGTAGGGGTAGGATTAAATCAGTTTTTTCCTGAATGGATAAAAATGTACATATTAACTAGACCTAGAGCTATTAATATTATTAGTACTAAAGGTAATGTTTCATCAAGAAAATGGAATAATGCTCATTCATTTGTTAAGAACAAGGGTAAACAAAGCAGAAGAACAAAATCAAAAAGAAATAAAGAGATATTTTAGTAGAGTAATATTGTGGTAATCTCCTCACTATCCAAACCATAAGGGGTAGACTAAAATGTATTCAAGATAACTATCACAAAGTTTAATTAGTACCCTGCTTCAGTATTTATACTGGCTAGTTAAATGGTAGTTATCTTTTTATTTATCATTAGAAACTAAAAAACTTAACCAAACTCTATAAACAGAGAGTGGAGATAGAAGAACTCACATTCTTAATAATGTGCTAATGATAATATATTTAAACTAACTACATCAGTTGTATAACTAAACAAACTATTCATAAGACTACTTCTTAATGAATAAGTGTTTTGTAGTTAGTTTATTTTAAATTAATAGCTAAAACTTAAAAACTATGTTAAAAGGAATGACACCAGAACAATTTACAGAAATATTGAAGTTTGTACAAGACTATCATCATTTTGCTAGATATGTATCTCAAGAAAAAAAGAAAAAAGAATTAAAATTATATCCTAATATAGGAGAACATGGATTAAGTATTAAATATGTTGATTCATGTTATGATAGTAGAGGTAAAGAAATTTGGTCAATAACTTTTAGAAGTTTTAGTCAAATTAACTTTAGGACTAATGCATTTATAAGTCTTGATAGAAACCCTATTAAATATCATAATTTATATGATTGGGTAATGGCTTATCTTAAAGGAGATTGGAGAGATGAAGAAATAATTAAAACCTTAAAAAAATGAGAAAATATATTTATAAAATAACAATAAATGATAAATATACATTTAATGTTTATGGTGATAATAGTAAAGAAGCTGAAGATTTAGCCAAAGAATTTTACAGTAAAAATAATTATTTTATTGAAAAAGAAGTAAAAAAAATCTCTAGCCAAAGAATACTAGAGATAAGTGAAATAGTTAAACATCCAGCAAAAGAGAGATAATATGATACCAACATTTAAAATTAAAAATGGTTATACTTTTACAAGTATAAAGTTTAATCATTATGAGAAAATAGCTAAGTCAAGTATAGATAAAACTGTAAAGTTTACTGTATGCTTAAATTAGTTAACAACTATACTTCTATCTAATCAATTTAATGGTTTACAATCTGTATTAGTCAGGTGTAGAAGTAGAAAGAACACTTAATATGGGTGTGTATGGTGCAGTAGAACTTGGAGTATCACACCCAAGAGTTCTACTTATCAATTAAGTGTGATTTCCCTGCATAGCATAGGCTGGTAATGCGATAGTTAAGAAGATATTCTTAGTGAAAGAAGAGAGTTCAAATCAATCTGTGGGGGCAAAAATAAAATTATTAATAATCTTAAAACTAAACACATGGAAGTTAAAAGAATAGAATTAGAAGTTGTTAAACTTTACACAGAATTAGAAAATGGGAAAGAATCTCATTTGTATTTTCTCAGTGGTGAAGATATAACAGACAAAGACCATTTTATCAATGATGATGGTCTTTGGCAATGTAACAATGGTATCATTCCAAATGGTTTGAATCCAAGGAAAGTTGTTGCAACGACCAATGGGAGAATTGGTATTGAAAGAGAAAAACGAGGGAAAAATACTTGGATTGATAGATACCCAAGACCAAGTAAATCCTTTGTTGAAAAATATGAAGCTTTAGGTACAATTAAAACTGCACTAGTTGATTATGAAATGTTATTAGTAGAGCAATGCAATTGTGAATGTCATACTAATGATAATGTAATACACATGGTAGCATGTTGTCATCCTCATTATACAGAAAGACTTAGAGTTGATAGTAATAATGAGATAAGTGTACATCCAGTAAAAACAAGTTGGAATAGAGGAGAAGTATCAGAATTACTAATGTTAGCAATGGCTACAGCTAGTGCTTATGGTATGAAGATGGATGAAGCTAATGCAAAAGATTGGATAAGGCATAATTTGTAAAAAAAGAAGATAAATGATTATCTTTATAGTAATAACCAAAAACATAAAAATAGACCTATGAAAAGAAAAAGAATCAAAAGTCCTAAGATGTGTGCAACATCAGGAAAAATCAAACCAACTAAAAAGTAATAGTATGAGTAGTAAAACTAAAAAGAATCCTTTTAATAAAAGGAAAACATCAGCAATTAAGGAGATTAAACCTATTAAAGGTATAAAAGAGAAGCTGAAATCTCCAAGAACAAGTTATTTAAATGACTTATTATTTAAAGAACATGAAGACAATTTTAATAGCAACAATAATTCTATGCAGTTACAATTCTAACATCACAAAAGTATCTTGGTATGGACCAGGATTTGATGGGAGAATAACTGCAAATGGAGAAATCTACAGTCAAGATAGCTTAACTGCTGCTTCACCTAATTTACCATTTAATACACTAGTTAAAATCACTAATCCTAGCAATAACAAATCAGTTGTTGTTAGGATAAATGATAGAGGACCTTTTAAGTGTTTTAAAAAAGATGGTAAAATTAGACCTGTAAGACCATTAGAACCTCATCCAAAGAGGAAGTTTGATTTATCTAAGAAAGCATTTGAAACAATTGCAAGTACTAGTAAGGGAATCATTCAAGTAGAGTATAAACTTATAAAATAAAAAATGAATTATTATACAGATGAAAACATTGAGATGGTTAAGAATCATTTTAATGTAGATGATATGTTAAATAACTTAGTAAAACATGGGTTAATTGAAGAATTAACAGGGAATTATTCTGAAGATATTACAGACATGTGTAATAATTGTACATTAATGTTAGGTAAGCATTTGCAAACTTATATATCAGCAGATAATATAATTGTAGTAGAAGGAGTGTTTAATATGATGGGTAATCATACATGGATAGTTATTGATGATATAATTTTTGATTTATCATTAGCTCAGTTTATCCCTGATGCACCTAAATTTTCAGTATTAAAAGAAAATAAGTATTACCATCCTATTAATAGAAGTTCTTTTAAAGAATGGTTAAAAACTATATAATAAAACATGGGGGTGAGTGGCATTTGATTACACTATGAATGTGAATGGACAAGTATGTGGATTGATATTCTACACATTAAAAATTGATAATCAACAACAATAAATGGAACAAATAATAATTCTATATCAACTTTAGAGATTTCTAATCCTAGAGTGATTGCCTTAAATGCACAGGTTGAAACAGAAGTGCAGGAAAGAGTAGCAGCATAATGTTGTTAAATTTCTAATAGTAGTAATCTACTCAGTTGTTTTTCTAATTATAAGACTGTGATGTAATAAATTAGATGGTGGACAGTTAACTGATTCAGTTGACCCTATTCTGAGAAGAATTAAAATATCTATTAAACTTGTATAATCTGCTCATTGTGAGTAATGTAAGACCAGGGTTCGACTCCCTGCACCTCCACTAAGGAGATAATTAATTAATAACAATCATAAAAATAAAAAGATGATAGAACTGACAACAAAAATGCAGGAACAGTTTGCAAAAATGTGTGAAACTGGAAAACTATTCAAGTCTAAAATGACTGGAAGAGAAGTATGGGATATGTATTTAGAGTCTTTCCTTGATGGAAATGACCCTACATTTAGAGACCCTGAAAGTAGTGTACATAATTGTAATCATTGTAATAACTTCATTAGAAGATATGGTAATGTGGTTGCAATTAATAAAGAATTAGAAGTGATGACAATATTTGATATTGATTTAGAATCAGATAGTGAATACTTAGAATCTTTCTTAAATATGGCAACAACACTAGGAAATAGTGGAGTTGAAAATATATTCTTTGAAACCTATAATGAATTAAATAGTTTACCTTATGAACAATGTTCTAAGACAAATGAAGTATTTAGATTAGGATTTGAAAAGAATCACAAAAGATATACAGCAGCAGAAGCTGAAGCTTTTGGTACAAATGCTGTAAAAGCTAATGAAACAAGAACTTTTAATCATTTCTATTTAGATTTGCCAAAAGAGTTTGTTCACATGGGCAATAACTCAATTGAATCAATTCAAGCTGAATTTAGAAGTGCTAAAGAAGTATTCCAAAGAGCAATGGTAGAAATACCATTAGATACATTAGACCTAGTGATTGATTTAATTAATCAAGGTTCATTGTTAGATGGAACTACTCATTTACAAAAAGTAATCTTAATGAAGAAATTCAAAGAAGATTATGACAAAGTAATTGAGCAAGACTTATGGTGTTGGATAGCTTCTCATAAATTAGGTATAGCTAAGTTCAAAAATGAATTAATTGGGGTACTATGCTCTGAATTAGCTGAAGGGAAAGAACTTAATGAAGCTTGTAAAGCTTGGAATTACAGAGTTGACCCAGCTAATTATATGAAAGCAGTAGCACCAATTACTGAAACTCAAAAGAGAAATGCTCAAGAATTTGTAGAAACTAATGGTTATATTGAATCATTTGACAGAAAGATAGCAACTATGGATGACATTGAAGTTCATGAAATATTGCATTCTAATGTTGGAAAAGATGAAGTAAAATCTGTTTCTATATTTGACAATGTTAAGACTGGGAAACCTTCAAGACATAAGAGAAATGAGTTCAAAGGAGTGGAAGAAGTAACAATTGACAAATTTATGTCAGATATACTACCTGCTTGTACTTCAGTTGAGGTTTACCTTGAAGGAAGACTTGAGAACAATTTAGTAACAATGACAACCTCTAAAGAAAAAGAGTGTAAGCAAATGTTTAAGTGGAATAATCCATTTTCATGGACTTTCAAAGGAAATCTTGCAGGGAAGTCAATGATTAAAGAAAATGTTTCTAAAGTAGGAGGTAATATTGATGCATTAGTTAGATGTTCTTTACAATGGAATGATGAAGAGACTCCTGGAATAGTAGATTTTGATTTACATTCTAAAGGTATCAATCATATTTATCATGGTAATAATGGTCAAACACATTCTTGTGGAGGACAATTAGATACTGATATGATTAATCCTAGTAAAATAGGTATTGAGAATATCACTTGGAAAAAACATATCAAAGATGGTGAATATAGATTAGGTGTTAAAAACTACAATAGTAGGTCAAATGCTGGATTCAAAGTAGAAATTGAGTTTGGTACTGAGACATTTAACTACCATGTTACTGGTTCTGTTAAAGGATATACTGAAGTAGCAACTTTATCTGTGAAAAATGGAGAAGTATCTATTAAGCATCATTTACCTGAAACAAGTACATCAAGAGATTTGTATGCACTTAGTACACAAGAATTTCATAAAGTTAATCTTGTATGTTTATCTCCAAATCATTGGGGAGAAAATGAAGCAGGTAACAAACATTACTTCTTTATGTTAGATGGAGCTAAAATAGATAGTCCTATCAGAAGTTTTCATAGTGAGAACTTAGAGCCTGAATTAGCTCAACATAGAAAAGTATTAGAAGTTCTTGGAGCTGTTAATATGTTAGAACCAACAGATAAGCAATTATCTGGAGTTGGATTTAATTCTACAGTAAAAGATGAAGTAATACTAAGACTTAAAGGTAACTTCCAAAGAGTAGTTAAAGTTAAGTTTTAAAAAATTAAAAGAGAGAGAGAGTAAATAAGTTTACTCTCTTTTTATATTGGGATGTAGCTCAGGTGGTTAGAGCATTGGAATCATAGTCCAAAGGTCAGAGGTTCAAGTCCTCTCTTCCCTACAAAGATTAATAATTAATAATAAAAAACAACAACAATGAGTTACAAAAAAGCAAGTAAACAAAAATTGAGGATTATTACTCCTCATGGTCCATTAACAGTAGAGCAAATGTGGGATTTACCTATTACTACTTTGGATAAAATAGCAGTACAATTAGAAGAGGATTACAAAGCTTCAGGAGGAAAATCATTTTTAGAAGCAAAATCTAAAAAAGATAAAGACTTGAAATTATCTTTTGATATTGTTTTGGATATTCTTCAAACTAAATTGGCTGATAGTGAGAAAGCAAGTAAATCTGCTGAGACTAAAGCACATAATCAAAAAATTCTTGGTCTTATTGCAAATGCAAAAGATAATGAGTTGAAAGGTAAAACTGTTGAGGAATTAGAAGAAATGCTTAAATAATATTAACCTTATTTAAAGAGAGTTGGAAACAGCTCTCTTTATTTAATAACAAACAAAAAATTATGCAATTAACAATAGATTACTTATTTGTACTAACCTTTGTATTTGGTACAATAGCACTTATATCACAAACAAAATTATTTGATGCAGATATAAAAGGAATATTAGATGTAGTATTTGCAATAGAACTTTGGAAGAATACAAAATTTAAAATATTCATGAAATATATGGATAGATTAATACTATATTACTGTATTATGTATCAAGTATATTGGTGGATGTGGTATTTACAATAAGAAGGATAAATTTGGATGTAAATAGGAGAAAGTTCAGGAAGCCTATTTCTAAATTAATTCCTGGTCCTTTGCTCACTACTTGAATGGTGAGAAGAAGAGAAAAATAGCAAGGTATAAACAAACATTCAAATTTTTATTAAGTATTAAATTAAAAAACAAAAAACAAACAAATGAAAAATTTTGGAATTGGAACAGCAATAGTGATAGGGTTAGTAGCTCTATTTGTATTAGGTAGGAGTTGTGGAGTGTTATCAAAAATAGCAGAACCAACAAATATCATATCAAGTTATGATGAATTTGAATCAATGTATGAAACTTGTAATCAATTATGTGATGACATTAGAGTGTTAGAACAAACTGATGATAAGGTTTATGCAGAAGAGACAGGTTTTTCTAAAGGAGAAAGGTTAATAGCTCTACAAAATAAGATTAACAGGTGGATTAGAGAATATAATGCAAAAAGTAGGCATATATCTAAATCATTATGGAAATCTAATAAATTACCACATCAATTAAGTAGGAGTGATTTCTACTGTAAATAAATTATAAACAAACAAAAAACAAAAAGAGATGAAATTAAAATCATTATTATTTATACTATTAGCATTTGTGCTAATGAGTGCATCAGATAGCTGTGAAGGAGGTAACAGTACTGCAAAAGAAGAACAAAGAAGAACTGAAGCTAATCAAGAAAAACTTAACAATGTACAACCTGCTCCAAGAGTAGAATGGTCATTAGAAAGAGATAATTTGATTAACAGATTTAAATTGATGAATGATAGAGCAGTAACTATGTACATGTATGTATTTATTGAGGGTGTAGGCACTCCAATAGGATATTATATAGTAAATAAAGTAAGCTCAGTAAATTCACAATTAACTAATCCTAATCAAGTAGTAGATGCTTCAGGTTCTGGAGGAGGATATGATAGATTTGTGTTAGAATCCCCAGCAGAAGATGGAAGTTATGGAACTAATGGAGATGCAATATTTGGATTTACACCTGATGGTTTATATATGGAACACAATATGAAGTATATAGTAGCCACAGCACCACTTAAATTTAACAATGTTCCTATGATAGGGGAAATAAGTGTAAGTGTTTCAAATAAATTAAAGAAACAGTTGAAAAGCTAAAAATCCACAAAGAGTGGTAAAATAATAAAGTGTCATTGTTTGGCACTTTATTTTTTTCTTATTACTAAGAAAATAAAACAGAAAAAATATGAAATAGATGAGTTTAACACAACATCAAAATGAAGTACTACAAGAAAGTTTACAGATACTAAAAACATCTAGTAGATTAGTAATAAAAGGTAGTGCAGGAGTAGGTAAGACCTATATGGTTAATGAATTAATTAAACAATTAGCACCAACTATTCCTAGATACAAAGGTATTTATTGTTCAGCACCAACTCATAAAGCAGTAGCAGTAATTAAAAATAAAGTTGATTCAAGAGACAACTTATCTTTTATTACAGCTCATTCAGCATTAAAACTAAAAAGAAAAATTCATTATAAAACTGGAGACATTTCTTTTGAACCAGCATTTAGTCCAGATTATCCACCTTTAAAGGGTATAAGTTTATTTATTATAGATGAAAGTTCAATGATAAATATAGAGTTATTATCTTTTATTGAAGAGTATTCAAGTAGATTTGGAGTAAAAGTAATTTTCATAGGAGATGAGAAACAATTAAATCCTGTTAAAGAAGAAGATAGTCCTGTTTTTACATCAGGTTATCCTGAAGTAGAATTGACTGAAATTATTAGACAAGGAGAAGGAAACCCTATTATTGATTTAAGTAGAGATATGGGGAAAATGAATAAAGGAATTAGTATTACTAATGTAGAGATGGATGAAGGTTATCTATTTAGTAACAATGAAGCTAAAGTAATACATGAATTAGCAAAAGTTAATGGAACTGATGCTATTAAATATTTAGCTTGGACTAATAAAGAAGTTGATAAAATTAACAATTTAGTAAGAAGAGAAATTTATGGAAATCCTGGAAAAATTGAAGTAGGAGAAACTTTAATATTTAATGCTCCTTATGGAGAAGATTATTTCACTAATGAAGAAATATATGTTGAAAGTGTAGAAGTGAAAGAAGAACCATTTTCTTATATGCATAATTCCAAAGGAAGTGTAAAAAAAGATATTAAGCTAAAATATTATTCTATTAATTACAAAAAAGGAGAAGATGGACTAATACATGATAATGTGATAGTTATACATGAAGATTCAGAAAAAGCTTATAAAGATAGACTATTATCTATGAAGATAAAATGTAAATCTTATGTAATCAATTGGAGAGATTATTTTAAGTTTGCTGAAACATTTGCAGATTTGAAGTACAATCATGCAATAACAGTTCACAAATCACAAGGTAGCACTTATGAAAATGCTATTGTTAATCTTAAAAATTTAAAGATGAACAAAAATGAAAAGGAGAAGCAAAGGTTAATGTACACAGCAATAACTAGAGCAAGTAAATTATTAATAATATATAATCACTAATGGAAAAGAGTTATTTTAAACTAAAAGCAACAGTACAGTTGGTAGGAGAATTAATACATATTGAAAGAGAGAATAAATTTGATTTGTTTAAGAAAGTACTAACTTTAGAGACACCTGATGGACAGGTGCTATTCCCTGAAATATGGAATAATAAACTTAAAGTTCTTGAAAGAGAGAACATTGGAGTAGGATGTGCAGTAGAAATAGAATATTGTTTTCA